ATTTATATGAAACCAAGTGAAATGTTAAATCAAGTAAAAACTCTTTTAGGAGTTGAAGTAAAACTTGAACAAATGAAATTAGAAAACGGAACTGTTTTAGAAGCAGATGCATTTTCAGAAGGTAACGAAATCTTTATCGTAACAGAAGATGAGCGAGTAGCTTTACCTGTTGGCGAGTATGTTTTAGAAGATGGACAGGTTTTAGTAATCGAAGAAGAGGGTATCATTAAAGAAATGAAATCTGACGAAGAGGAAGCTAAAGAAGAAGAAGTAGAAGTAGAGGCGGAAGAAGAAGAAAAAGAAGAAATGGGTTACGCTACTAAAGAAGAACTTGCAGAGGTTAAATCTATGATTGAAGAAATCAAAGCAATGTTAGAGCCTAAAGAAGAAATGAGTGAAGAACCAAAAGAGGAATTGAAAGAAGAAGTAGAACTTTCAGAAGTTGCTCAAGAAGTTGTAAACGAAATTCCAACAGAGGTTGCACAAGAATTATCTGAACCTGCTGCAGAACCAATCAACACAAACGCAGAAGTTTCTAAAACACAAGTAAAATTCAATATTGCATCAAAAAGAAAGATGTCTACATTGGATAGAGTAATGAGTAAAATGAATAAACTTTAATAACAAATAAATTAAATAAAATGAGTGTATCTTTAACATCAACTTATGCAGGAGAATTTAGTGGTAAGTATATCGCTGCTGCATTATTATCAGCATCAACTTTAGATAGTGGTGCTATTTCAATTCTACCAAACGTAAAGTTTAAATCTGTTATCCAAAAAGGAGCAACTGATGACATCGTAAAAGATGCATCTTGTGATTTCGTAACAAATCAAGGAACTTTAACTTTAACAGAAGCAGTATTACAACCTGAAGAGTTTCAAGTAAATTTAGAACTATGTAAAAAAGACCTACATAATTCTTGGGAAGCTGCTCAAATGGGATATTCTGCATTCGATAATTTAGCACCATCTTTCGCTGAATTTGTAATTTCTCACGTTGCTGCAAAAGTAGCTGATAGAACAGAGAAAAACATTTGGAGTGGTTCTACTGCAACAAGTGGACAATTTGATGGGTTTACTGCAAAGTTAACTGCTGATACAGATGTAATCGATGTAGCTGCTACAACTGTAACTGCTGCAAACGTAATTGCTGAATTAGGAAAAGTGGTAGATGCTATTCCAACAAGCGTATATGGGCAAGAAGATTTGACTTTATATGTTTCTTCTAACGTAGCAAGAGCATACATTAGAGCATTAGGAGGATTCGCTGCAACTATTGGAGCAAATGGTTCTGACAACAAAGGAACTCAATGGTACAACGGAGGAGAGTTATCTTTCGATGGTGTAAACATTTTCGTTGCTAAAGGATTAGCAGATGACACTATGGTAGCTGCACAAAAATCAAACTTATATTTCGGAACAGGTTTATTATCAGACCAAAACGAAGTTCGAGTGATTGATACAAGTGAAACTTTAGGGGATATGAATGTTAGAGTAATTATGAGATTTACCGCAGGTGTACAACACGTATTCGGTGGAGATATCGTACTTTATTCTTAATAAATAATTAATAATCATTAAAAGGGGTGGGTATGCTTAATGCACATCTACCCTTTTTTATTTAAAACAATATAAAAATATGGCTTGTTCATTAACAACAGGAAGAAAAGTACCTTGTAAGTCAGCAGTAGGTGGTATAAAAACTATTTACTTTGCGGACTATGGAACTTTAGGAGATGCTTCTATTTCAGCAGGAGAGATTACTGCTTTAGCAGGTACTCCTGATTTTTTCCAATTTGATGTAAAAGGTAGTTCTGCTTTAGAAACTGCAATTAACTCATCAAGAGAAAATGGTACAACTTTCTATGAAAGTACTTTAACTATGTCTTTAACTTTTCAAGATAAAGCAACACAAGAAGAATTAAAATTAATTGCACACGCAAGACCTCACGTAGCTATCGAAGATTACAACGGAAACTTTTTCTTATTAGGATTAGAACACGGAGCAGAGGTAACAGGTGGTTCTATTACAAGTGGAGCAGCAATGGGAGATTTAAGTGGATACTCTTTAACGATAGTAGCACAAGAAACTGCACCTCCTTACTTTGTAACATCAACAGTAATTACAGA